GGGGTAAAATCTATGGCAAAAACAAGTGAAGCAAAGATGAGGGCAAATAATAAGTATGCTAAAAAAAATGTAAGTCAAATTTGCCTGAAATATATTACAAAGAACAATAAAGAGATTCTAGAAAAGTTAAATTCAGTGCCAAGCAAAGCAGATTATGTAAGACAACTGATCTTAAAAGATTTAGAAAGAGAAAAGAAAGAGGCTAACAACAAATAGCCTTTTTTTATCGTATTTTTTTCACACGTCTGCATTTAAAAATGGTATAATATATGTAGTTAAGGAGTACCTAAAAAGACCAAATATTGCCACTCCTTGACGAGACATTTTTTACTTCTACTTACTCAGAATTGAGTGCCTCGGGGAGACCTGAGGATATTATAACGGTGTAAGTGCAATATTGGAGAAAGGGAAAAGATGGAAATTACAGAGGTACGAACTAGAGAGGATATGATTAATAATTTAAAGGCCCATGGCAATTACAGTAAGTTTAAGCAAAATATGATTGCTTCAAGAAAAGCTTACAGTGAACGCATGGCAAATTATAAAATATCAAAGTCAAAAGAAAATGCCTCTGATATAAAAGTTGAGTGGAAATTAATTGAAAGTTTTGGTGGAACATACTCTGTAAGCAATTATGGTGATGTCAAAAACAACAGGACAGGCAGATTAATGAAGCAAAGAAAGACTGAAAAAGGATATTTGCGTGTAGGATTGACAACCAATGGAAAGCCAAAATGTATGAGAGTCCATAGATTAGTTGCACAAGCTTTTATTCCTAATCCTGAGGATAAACCTGAGGTAAATCACATTGACTTTAATAAGGAAAACAATTGCGTAAATAACTTAGAATGGGTGACTGGAAAAGAAAACGCAAAGCACTCATTAGGGAACAGAAAAAAATATAACAAAAATGAATGCAAAAACATTAGTAATACGGGTGAAAAGCATATATCGTATTATAGTGGATATTATGTTGTAAGAATGTTCGGGAAAAAATATTTTTGCAAATCATTTAAAAATATAGATGATGCTAAGAAATGCAGAGATGAAAAAATAAAAGAAATATACGGGTAAATCGCAATAAATAACGCAATACAAACGCAACAAAGTTTAGTGCCACCCCATTCGCAACAACGCCCCAATTCGCAGTATCCGATACAATCGCAACAGGGTTTGCATGAAATATGCCCTAGGAACGCAACAGGTGTCGGGGGAAAAGAAGAAAAACAAGTAAATTCAGAGATATAGAAACGTCCATACAATCAAATATGCGTAATAAACACGATAAGTTCCATAATGTTTACACAAAATTGGTTTAAGTTGGTTCATAAATTGTCATAGCGTAGTCACATAACTACTGGAATGAATAGGAAGATATTTCATTTCATACTCCTTTAGAAATTCTTTATTAATTCTATATCTTGAAGATTGTATGGTTTAAGGTTCTGTATTAACAGAGCCTATATTATACGTATTCTGCATATTTTAAAACGATTGATCTATGAAAAAGCGATATATCTTAGTCCCTCGACATATATATAATAGGAAAGAGGTTCGGGGGAGATAAAGAGGGGTTTTGACTTCGGGGGAAAGAAGAAGTGAGGAGCTACGTCCTCCACAGATCCTTCCAAACCCTATAAGAATAAGATATATACACTATTATTACTAGTATTATCTACCTATCAAGTTCTAATGAAGTTTGATGGGTTTTTTTATTGTTTTTTTTGTTTGAATTAACAATTGTTCATGAAAAATAAGTAATATCCTTTATTTAAAGGACATTTGAAGTGTTCCAAAAAGAAAATTTTGTCAAGAAATAAAATAAATTTTGTATTTTGTATTTTGTAATCGGCGAAAAATTTTGTATTTTGTATATTTTGTATTTTGTAAATTGTTCACGATTCTTAGACAAAAACACGGTGTGGTATAAAAATTTCCGCTATTATATTCACGATTCGTGAACAAAAATTGAAAAAAGGGTGGATAATATAACGATATCATGGTATAATAGGTATATAGAAAAGGGGTGACGTCCAAAAATAAGACATAAAAAAAGATGATCGTACCAGCTGACAACTAAACGATCATCTAAAAAAAACGTATATATAATATAGAAGAAAATGGAGGCAAAGCCCCAAATATATATACGTCCTAATTATAACATATGGGGCTAAAAAGAAAATGAAAAAAGAACAAAAATATTATTATGGTAATCCTATTAGTAAATACGGGCTTGAAAATGGATATGTTGACTATGCAACGCTTTCAAAATGTTTCGACGCTGTATTGAATAACGACATCATGAACTTGACATATGACATAGGTTATTGGGAACAAGTCAGCGGTACCGTTGACAATACAGACGAGATAGAAGATTTAGAAGAAAAACGAGACGAGTTAGAAGAAGAAAACGAAAGCAGCCCATCTCAAATTATAGAAAATGAAATAAATGAAATAAAAGATAAAATAGAAGATCTTGAAAGAGAACAAGACGACGATCCAGAAATTTATCAATGGTATATCGTTGACGATTGGGGCGGCCGCTTGTTAACTAAAATAAACGAAATAGTTTACTATAATGAAACATTAGATATGTATCTTTGGGGCGTTACTCACTACGGCACTAGTTGGGACTATGTTTTGACTAGTATTAAAATTGATTGGTAGGTGTTGGCAATGACAATATTCAATATAAGATATACCCCAAACGGCATAAATGTGTATAACTATGATTATAATTATGATCATATGTTTATATTATATACTAAAAAAGAGATTGAAAAAAAAGTCCGTGAAACGTTGGGCCTAAAATATAAAAGGGGTGTATTTTTTCAATGGTGACTAGAAAAAAATTAAATAGTTTGAGTAACTCAGCAGTGATCAAACTAGCTTTAATTAAATGTTATGTTATATTGTCATGCACTTTCATGTTTTGGGTGCTTATGTTATTGTTTGCGTGTTTCACATATAGTTTATAAAAAATTAAATGGAGGTAAAAAAATGAAAACCGAAACGATCTTAAATAATCTTTTAAAAGTAAAGGATAATCCTTTAAAATATATGGATGTGTTAGAAAACACTATAAATGAACTTAAAATAGATGTATATAACGAAAACATGGGGTTAAAAAATAGAAAACAAGATCCACAAAAGAAAGCTTTAAAATTTTTGAATGATAATAAAAAACGTTTTTCGGGTAGTAGAAGTTGCCTTTCCTATGCTTGCAATACTGTTATAAATGGTAAAGAAGTTCAAGTGTTTACAGATAGTTATATTGCATTCATTCTTAAAACATTCTACAAATTGCCTTTATGGGATAATGAAAAAGAAAAAAACAAATATCCACAAATTGATAGAGTCTTTCCAGATAAAAAATATGGTGAAATTGTAAATATTAACTTTAAAGATATTATCGCAAAGATGAAAGCAAAACAAATAGAAGAAAAAGACGGAATTAAAATTATAGAATTAAAAAGTGAAAGCTATAGATGTTTCTTTAATGCTGACAACTTAAAAAAGATATGCGATATATTAGGAACAACTGAATTGAAAATGCGTTTATATGGTGAAATTAAAGCAGCTTTGATCATAGATGAAAAAACGGATAATCAAGCTGTTATAGCACCTATTAGAAAGTATTGTTAAAAAGTAGGTTGATAGATGATTGATCAGTTAACAACTATACTTGTATTAATTCTAATCGCTGCTTTTATATTTAAGTATTGGATTTGGATTATATTATTATTTATCATAACATTTATTATTATAATTCTATTATGCTAGTTAAAATATTAAATATTTAACTAGCTTTTTTATTGTCTTTTTTTTCTTCTCTTTTTTCTTGCTGCTAAAACTATTTACATGATCATAATTGAATTGTCTATGAAATGAATACAAGTAATATTGTTGGGGTTGCTGCTATAGTTTGAAAAACGCAACAGGAAAAAACGACTTTACACACCCCATGCCTTCCCTCTTGACCAAACCACATTTTTTACACCTAGCACTTAATACAACAGAGTGCTAACACCAATAATTACTAATAATATAATAACCACCCCCTTTTTTAGATAAAAATTTTTGGAAAACGAAAAATCGAGTTTTGAAAAAAATGAGTTCATGTGTTTTTTAAAGGTGTAAAAACGTCTGCAAATGAATCATTTATAATGTATGGAGGTAGAGAAAGAGAGGATGAGAGTATGCCAAGGGCAAAGACTGTTTCAGAATTAAAGCGTGAGGATGAAGCTAAGAGGTTCTTTGACGAGTATTCAAAGAGTGGGAATATTACGAAGTCCATGCAAAAGATTCGTCCTGATTTAAGCGATAAGAGTGCTTATAACAAGGGATATAAGATATTAAACAGTCCTTTATTTAGGAATGTCATACATGAGAGAGTAAAAAAGAGAGACCAAAGAAGTGTTATGACAGTAGAGCAACGTAGACAGTGGCTTAGTGATAACATTCAAGACGAAGAAAAGGACATGAAAGACAGACTTGGATGTTTAAAGGAATTGAATAGAATGGATGGAATTGGAAAGAGCAATATTTTAAATGTTGGAAGTGTAAATAATATTACTGTTGAGCAGAAAAGAGCGATTGCGGAGGAAAGAATCAACGATATATTAGGAATCAAAATGGGAAGTGAGTTTTTAGATGCCGAGGTAATAGAACACGAGGAGGACGATAACAGTGAAGAAACAGACTCTTAGTGTTACGGAACAGTATTTTAAGGATGTAGAGTACTTAAAGGAAGCTAAAGCTATTAATAAAAGCCAAGAAGAAGTTGTTAGGTTGTTGAAGGAATCTACCCCGAAGTATAAATTGAAGAATTGGACGAGAGGATATATCCCCGAACATTACAAACGACTTAATATTTCTAGACAAGAGGCTTTTAGACTTGCGGTTATCGGTGCAAGAGAGGCTTTAACATATTTTCAAGTCAATCTTCACTTTACACAAGCTATGTTGTTCGGTGCAGTTGTAGAGGGTTACGATACAATCTATGCAATTACTACTTCTCAGTATGGTAAAAGCTGGACTTTAGGAATGATTGCTATTTATCGTGCTTATAAAGGACATCAAGTACGAATTGCGGCCGCAACAGGAGAAACTGCAACTATCATCATGTCAAAAGTTATCGGACATTTACAAAATGCAGACGAGTCTATTCAGAGTTCTGTATTAGATTCAGGAAACAAGATTGAAAAATTGCAGACTTCTACTTCCAAGACTAAGATTTCATTTAAAGGCGGAGGATGTGTAGAAATCGTTACATTAGGTGGAAACAGTGTAGACCCGAAGAAAAACAACAATGCTATCGGTAAGGGTGGAGATTATATAATTGACGAAGCAGCCCAAGTCAGTGAAGATGCGTATGCCGAGATAGGACGAAGGGAATTTTCAAGTGTTGACGGTTCAAAAGAGCTTGAAATTGCTATTTCCAACCCACACAAACGTGGTGAATTTTACGATTGTATGACAAACGACAAATACCCCGAAGGAACATTAGTTGTTTGGATGGATGTACGTACTGCTTACGAAGAAGATCGTATGAAAAGTGCATCTCAGATACTAAATTCTCATTTTTACAAGAATAGAAGTACTTGCCAACGTTATTTAGTATGCGAATTAGAGGAATTTTCAGATGAAAGTATGTTTAAAACAATGACTTTAGACGACGATAAAGTCGATAGTTCATATAAAAAGCGTTTTTTCTTAGGTGTTGACTCGGCTTATACAGGAAAAGATGGTATAGATGTTGCTTTATGCTCTCAAAACAGATACGGAAACTGCAAAATCGAGACAATTTACAATCTTAAAGAGGGTGTTTGGGTTCAAGGAGTCACATCTGAGAAGATTATTAATAAGATTGTTAAGATTATCGAGACATTAAACATCAAATATGTTTGTGTTGACGTTGGATTCGGTACTTGGTTGACCGAAGGATTGTCAAAATACTCTGAGAAGCTAGGATTTATCCTTGAAGGTGTCAATTTCCAAGGAGGGCCAACAAAAACACGTATCAAGGCAAGACATTACAGTGCGGTTTATGCATTTAATCTAAGAGCGGAAATGTATTTAGACTTTCAGCAGCTAATGGACAGTAAGAAATTGACTTTCACGACCGAAGTTGCAAAAAGATTGAAGCCTGAATTGCTTGCTACAAGGACTGTATCGAAGAACAACAAGAAGATAGCTATTATTCCTAAGGAAGAGATAAAACAACGTTTAGGACACTCTCCTGATGCCCTAGATTCCTCGGTACTTTCTGTCCGCAGTTGTTTAATGTATAATCTAAGCGGTGAAATACTTGCGTATGCAGAGAACGATTAGGAGGTGCTAATTTGAGTCGAAGAACAAAGAAAAGACAAAAGGATAGAGTTAAACTAGCATCCAATACCTATGTGTCATCTAACATTTCGCAAAATATTCACAGTTCTAATGCAGAAACCGAAGCCGAAAAGGTAATGGAAGCTATGTTGAACTGCAATTCAGATTGCATCAACGGATTTATAAAGACAAACTTCAAGAATCAGTTTGATGAGATTGATTGGATGATAGAAAATCTACCAACGCTGCCATATGTTGTCGGTAAGGTTATTGACTTTATATTCTCAAACGGAATCACAACGGGTGATGAGAATTTAGACAAGAATGTTCTTATGCCATTTCTTTATAGACACAATGTACAAGGTGTTACAAACTATTCCGTACTTCAAAACGCTATTATGCAGTCATTATTGTACGGAAAGTGTGGTATTCGTTGGCTAGATGAAGATAAAGGGATTGTTACAGAGAATTATCGCAATTATGTTTCCATCATGCGTGAAGATGATGAATATAAAGGATTTAGAGTTCCTATATGTTATGCTATGTCGGCAGACGATAAAGAACCTATCTCATTAGGAACAAATGAAATCGACTTTGACGAAGCATTATTCCTTAAAACAGGCAAATTAATGTCCAAAGACGGAACAATCATTGTAGAAATTCCTGATAATTTCTGCAATTTAAGAAACGGAACAGACAACGAGAACGGATTATCTTGTTTATTGCGTGATAAACAACGTCTAAAGCTATTAGGTGCGGTTTACGAGCGTTTGAACTACGATATTCAGTATGATGGCCCTGGACGTTTGATTTTTTGGCTAAAAGACGGATTTGCCAAAGGAGATACGATTGATTTATCGGCTTCCCAAGTTTTAGACGAATCATCAAGTTCTAAAGCAGACAGAGCCGACAAAGCAAGAATTGAAGCTAAACGTCTAGGTCAGGAAATCAGAAATTCAAAATCAGACAATGTAATCCTTGCAAGTTCTATTTTTGAAAAAATGGATCACTTGCCTCGTGTTACAAAAGGTACGGAGTTCTTAGAATACCTTCAAATGAAGGAAGGTTCTATTATTTGTCAGTGTTTTGGACTTACTCCCGAATTAATTGGTTTAGGGGATGTATCAGGAAACGTATCTATGGAAAGAATCATAGATAATGCCATGACAAATACAATCGTACCAATGCGAGAAAGGTTCGCCACTCAGATTTCTCCTATGTTAAGTGAGAAATTAGGTGTACCAAAGGTTTATTTTGATAAATACGAATTGAAAGAACAACAAGACAAGTCTGCAAAGACATATAAATTGGCCTTGTCAGTTACTCAAATCGTAGGTGCTATTGTCAACGGAGCAGAAGCGTTAGACAAGAGCACAAAGAATTATATGATGGAATCAGTTACTAGAATGATGGATTCTATCGAGAAAACTTTATAGCGAGAGGAGAAAATAAAATGGAAATGGATATTTTAAAAAGTATCTTATCTGAAAATGAGGTAACACCCCTAGGAAGTTTGAATGGGACTCCGTTATATTCATTTGAAGATGCACAGAGAATCAACAAGATTGGATTGGTAAAAGAGAAAATCCAAGGTAAAGAGGTTGAATTTGGTGAAAGACCTATGCGACCTGATGGATTAGGATATTTGGAAACAAAAGCCAATGCAATCGCAGTTCCAACTTCTTTCTTTGAGAACAGATACAGAAAAGTTGAAGTAAAAGAGACGATTGTTGATGAAAAAACGAAGAAAGAAAAAGAAGTTGTTAAAGATGTATATTACGAAGTCGTAACAGACTACAGAGCTTGTAAAGAACAGGCAAGTTCACGTGTATATACAACTACAATTCCTGTATATCAGATTGGAGCTAAGAAAGATTCAAAAGGAAATGCTGATTTATTATTAATTGGTCAAAGAAATATTTCAGATACAGAATTTATCAACGAGTTCAAAGGCAAATTGAACAAAGAATCAATGGTCAAGATTCTTAAATTGATTGGTAATAATCCAACAGAACAAGTAGAAGATACATTAGAGTTTTAATTATAAGTAAAAAAGTAGAAAACAAGGCAATATTTGGAAATAAACAAAAGATATAAACAGTTTTCACTGTCTATATAGATTTTTGCATATTTCGAGGTATTGCCTTTTTATATGCAAGATAACGAAAGGAGATACATAAATGTCAATTAAACGTAGTTTCACTGTAAAAATCACTTTTAAAGAAGGGTACGGAAACCCTATCACTTTAACAGGGAAAGATGCAACTGCTTTTAACACTGCTTGGCATAACGAATTGTTAGGCAAAGGAGCAGCTATTGGGTTTGAATGGCCAGTTATTACTACAACAGGTGAATCACCAAATCAAAAAACAGTAACAACTTGGACTTCATTCTTATTCTGCAATGTAGCAAAAGTAGAACGCTCAGAACAAACAGAAACAAAGTATACAGACGATCAATGCCATGATGCTTAGAAGGAGAGACCATGCAGAACAACGTACAAACTATTAACGGTGTTACTTGGTTCGATTCCCTAGAAGAAAGAAACGCTTTCTTAAAGCAAAACGGTAGACATGAGTTCGCATTGGAAGAAGCAGCAAAGAACGCAAAACAGTATTTGAAACTTCTTGATGTTATCGAAGAAAAAACGCAAATTGACGTTTATTCAAAATTAGATAGCGGTACTTTGCTATACGGATATGTAGTTCTTGAGCCTAAGAAGAAATACAAGATTCCCGAAGATAAAGTTTTGTTAGAAGCACTTAGAAACAAAACTATCCAAAAGAGATACGATTCCACAATGGAAGAAATCTTAAAAGGAGCAAAGATTCCATACGAAGTCAAGAAATGTAATTCATGTGGTGGAAGGATTCAGAAATTATTCTATAAGCCCGTAATCGTAGTAGAAACGGAGACTAAGAAATAATGCCACAAAAGAAAATAGTTCCAACATATGTAGCAAGCATTAAAGATAGCATTGAACGTAGAAAAAAAGGAAAAGCATTTTACGACAATGCAATCACTTTATCGAGCGTAGATAAAGAAAACCATTATGTTAGTGTGAACCTATCCTCAGGGTACGTAGAAAACAAGCCTACACGTCTTATTGACGAGGGGGCAATAACATATGAGGGTGGAGATGATATTCGTCTATACATCAAAAAAGGGGCAGTACAAGCATTCTACGATAGCTTGAGTTCTGATTATGTAGGATATATCAACTTAGCTCACATTGACATTACATCACTCCCTTTAAACTTAGGTACATGGACTAAAGATGATTTAACAGTTGTCGATATTGGGGATGGAAGAAAAGGTCTTGATGTAAACGTCAAACTAAATAGGGAATTGCACATTGTGCAAGATTTATTGAAGCAAGAAATACCATTGAGTATTAGTGCAGAACTGAGAGGAACACTCGATTTGGAATCGTCATTCAAATTTAATGCACCATTCTACAACGAAATTGAGATTGCTGGTTTCTCAGTTGTTGCAAATCCAGCCAATGTAAACAGTACAGGCGAAAATTTAAACAGTAAAGGAGACTCAGAAATGAACCTATGGGAAAAGATTTTAAAGTTGAGTTCTGAAAATAAAGAAGAAAATAAGAATGAAGCTTTAGAAAACAAAGAGGAAGAAAAAGAAGAAAAAGAACCTGAAAGTAAAGAAGAAGGTACTGAAAACGAAGAAGAAGCTAAAAAAGGCGAAGAAACATTAGAAACTGTTGAAATGTCTAAGGACGACATGGAAAAAATCAACAAATTTATGGATGCTTTTGAAGCTTTAAGTGCAAAAGTTGAAGCATTAGAACAAGAAAATGCCGAATTAAAAGAAAAATTAAAAAGTTCTAAGAAAGAAAAAACAGAATTTGAAAAGAAAGCAGAAAGCACATTAGACAGATTGTCTAGTTTGATCTCAGGACAAGTTAACGATAAAGAAAAGAAAGAATTAAAAGAAAAATTAGCTTCTACTTCTAACGTTAGCGGAGATATGTGGGGATAGGAGGTAAACCATGTTAGATTTATTATTTACAAATCCTGATAACACATTATTAGAAAAAATGGCGGTTACACCAGGAATGGTAGAACGTCTAAGTTCTAATATCGAGGATTTAACATCATTCTCAAGAGCTTATATTGATTATGAAAAAGCAAGACAGAATTTAGCAGCAAACGCTTCTAAATCAAATGCAGGAACAGTTGGTATCGGTACTGATTATTCAGACAACTCACCAGCCAATCCATTCCAAAACGTGTTCCCATTAGTTTCTTGGTTAATGAACACACCAGCTTCACGTAAGATGCAAGGTGCTATGAACCGAGGAGCATGGAGTGTTACAAAAAAAGAAGATGGCAAATTCTATATTCAGTTGCCATTCACATACGGAACAACAGAACCTAAATCAACACAAGGTGAATGTTGCTGGGTTCCATTAGATTTAGCTAAATGCGGTAGCAATGCTCCATTGGCATTGTTGTGTTTAAAGAGCTGCGAACCTATTATGGATAGCTTAGTAAATGAAACACGTAAAATCAAAGCGAATGACATGGTTTGCTACTTCCAACGTGAAGGAGAAACTATTAAAGAAGCTCAGAAACGTATGGATTTAATTTCAATGGCATACTTCACTGCTATTAACGTAATTTTAGGAACAATGGCTACAGGTACTGCTACATTAAAACCATTCCACGGATTATTGGAAGTAATGGAAGATAAAGCAGTTATCAAAATCGTAGGTACAAACGTATTATCTGCATTTGATTCAGTTGGTTTACGTTTGGCAGCTTTAGGAGATGGAGATTACAAATTCGCTTGTCACCCATTAGTACTTGAAGGAATTAAATCTGTTATTGTTCCAGGTAAATTCAATGGTGAATATCCTGATGGATGGACTCGCAATAAAGAAACAGGCGAAGTCACATTTAAAGGACATGGATTTATCGCAGATAAATTAGTTCCATGTGACATTACAAAAGGTACAGGTGATGTATGGGTATTAGAAGGAAATACAGTAGGTTTGGTAATGGGAACTACTTTCCAACCATCTGAAAAATTCCAACGTCATACATTCGGTGCTACAGATACACCATCTGAAGGATGCGGTACTCAATGTGATTACTACTACAACTTTGGATGTGCATTTGGAACAGATGCAAACAGATTAATGGTTATCCAAGGTATTCCAATGTCAGCAGCTACATTAGGAGATACATTAAACGGATTAGACCTTGTATTAAAACCAACAACTATCGTACCAATCAACATTGGTGAATAATGTACGAAAAAATTATCGAACAATTGAAAAATTATTGTTCGTGCATAAAGGAAAGCGATTTAGAAGCAGATAAGCTTGAAAAGAATGTTGGAGAACTAATTGATTTAATTAGTACCATCACTTGTTGGAAAAACCATCCTTGTGAGACTTTCCTCTCATCTCAAAGAGAGGAAGTCTTTGATGTTGGTGAATTTAAGAAATGTGGTTGCGATTCAGGAATTGTACGTATACCGCTATTCTATCCAATGATTGATCCAACAACGATTGAAGTATCTGTTATCACTAGAGAAAGAATTACATTTACTACTCACAAACTAGAAGTTGATAAAGATTTTTCTTATAACCCATACGACAGTATCGTGTACGTTGATTTATCTAATATCAACTACAAAGATGTGTGCAATTGTGGATGTGATGAATTATCTAAAATCGTTGTCAGTTATGTAGCTGGATATGAAACGATACCTGAATGTCTATTGCCTGTATTCTGCGACTTCCTACAATTCGTTATCGCAATGAATAGATGTGAATGTGGTTGTAGCACGTGTGAAGAAACAGATGGCAGTGATGTTCTTATTTCAGAAGAAAATTCTGATGCTCAAATTTCAATTAGTGTGTATGTTCGTGAACATATTACAAAAGCATATTCAGAGCAATTAGGTATCTTGTCAGTATGTAATTCAAAAGACACATGGGTTGGTGCAGTAGTATGAGAATTAAATATATTGGAATGAAAAGTTCCACAAAGAAGAACGGATGCCCTGTATGCGGTGCTAAAGCCAAATCAAACACATCTTACGAGTATTCAAAACGTATGTGTTTGCCTAGTGGCCTAGTAAAAATATTCCTTATGAACAAAGTTGAGGAAGTATCGTATGAAGATGGTGTATTCCTAAAAGGCTTTAAATACGTCTATGGAGGCAAACTTTATTACCCCTTTATCGAGGTGTAGGAAATGCTAAAAGGCCTCTTAGAAGATGTTATAGAAGCGTGTGAAGAAGATTTTGAAGGATTGGCTAGTGAATTAGAAGAAACTATGCGAGAAGAAGCTCCAAGAGGAAGTAGATTCTATGCTCAAGAAATGACAAGTATGCCATGGAATGAATATAGGCCAGGTGCTTTAAAGGATTCAATCACGAAAGAAAAAGTATCTAATACCGAATATATAATCGGTGTGGATGCGGACAAACTAGAAAAAGATTCTAGAAACCCTTCTCACGTTGATTACTCACCAATGGTACAGAATGGAACTAAACGTGTTTATACGTTAGTACGTAAAAACGGAAGGCCATTCGTTTGGGTAGATGAAATGGGAAAGAAACACTTTGCAAACAAAATTAAGATGCCACCTAGAAAGGCAAATGATTTTGTTGCTAGAGCGGTATCTAGATTTGATGCAAAAGTTAAATAAAGGAGATTAAAAATGGAAGAAAAAGTTGTAAAAGCTAAAAAGACTCCTGAACAGAAAGTAGATGTTCAAGCATTTGTTTCACGCAAATTAAACGCTTTAAATCAATTAGGCGGTGCTAAAGCAGAGCGTGCTATGGAGCGTGTACTAAAAGCTACAATGGGAGGGCAAAAATAATGTCTAACTGTAACATTAACAAAATCATTAGTGACAAATTAAGTGTCTCTAAATTAACTAAAACTCAAGAAATTGATATTACTATCATGAGTGATATTGATTCTTGTTTAAAAATCAACACTCGTAAATTTGAAAAGATTACAGGTACTTCTAGTGCTTATACATCACGTACTATTGCACCTGATTTAATCAACGTTTGCGAATCATTTGGATGTAAGAATACAGGTACATTGTTCATCACTTCTAAAGAAACGGATGCAGAAGGTGCAGACGGAAACAAAGTACACACAAGTGGTGCAGTATTTAAAGCATTGAAAAATGCATTAGACTTTGCAGCAGGTGTTGTTTACTACTACGTAAATGTTCCTCAAGCAGGTACTTACACTATCACAACAAAGATTTCAGATGTTTTAGACCATGAAATGACTAATGCAGATGAATATACAAGCACTTTAAAAGCAGATAAAGAAGGATTCTACCCTGTACAGATTGACCTATCTACAGTTCCTACAAAGGTATCAGGAAAAGGATGGGAAGCAAGTACATCAGGTGTCCGTTTAAGCATTGAAGTAGCATTAACAGATAAATCATCAGATAGTATCTTGATTGGTCTTTCTTCAATCAGTTTCTTTGAAGAATTTGCAGACTTAGATTCTAACAACGATATTAAAGTAAGCTGCTTATCAGGATTTGATGGTGACGATACTGTAGACCCTGTAGATACAAGTTGCTTTGATGATTCTTATGATGATGATTCTGCTTCTATTGAGCGTTCATTTACAGGTACTCAATTAACATCTAACTACTTAACTATGAACCCATTCATTGGCAAGGGAGATAAGTCTCAAGGCTTTATGATGCGTACTCAGGAAGTAGTTATTGAAGCAGATAAAGATAATCCTGAATATGGTTCAATCCATATTGCAGACCACTATGTTGAAGAGTGTGGATTTATCTATGCAGCATTGAGTGACCAATGCAATATCACAGATTCTACATTGAACCGAATCAACACTCCATTGTTGGCTAACTTAGATGAGTCTCAATACCAAGTATTGAACAGTAAAATCAATCCAAGCTTAGATATTGAAGGTTCAAAGATTTACTTCAACAAAAACTTAGTTGGTAAAACATTAAAGATTTCTTATCCAATGACTGTTGATGTATTGCAACACTATGTAGCAAACAACGATAGCTTAAAGAATAAGAGAGCGAAAGTTACAATCACTCGTTATAGAAGTGATGGAACTGCGGAAGTATTTACTTACCACAATGCAAAAATTACTTCATTCCCAATGGGTATCCCTGATGACGGAGCGTTTGAATTTAGTTTAGCGTTCAAGAAAGATACTCGTGGAAACTGGTATGAAGTTTATGTAGTAAACAAAGCTAACGCTAATTTATAGAAATTGAGAGGCAAATGAGATGGAAGAACAAAAGATTTTAGAACCAACACAGTTAAATGCCATGATTGAAAAGTTGAAAGTAGCTCGTGAGGATGATACTCCTCACGCAGTCTATGGCAATGGTGGTGAAATTGCAGTTGTTGGTGATGCAAATAAGACAGATGTTAAAACAATTGATATTGAAGTGAATTTCAGATTCACTGAAAAAGAAATCGAAGAACATAAAATTGATGTTCCTGAGAATGCTAAAAGAGTAGGGCAATACGTTATGTTCGATAAGAAGTTTGAAAATCTAACATTATCTCCTAGACAAGATATGAAGATGGTAGAAGCTTTAATCGAAGTAAAACCATTGCTATTGGATGCAGAACAAATCCTAGACCCATATAAAGAAAAATTCCAAGAAATCGAGGAATATTATGGTCACAAATTCATTGAAGGAAAAGATGGAATCGTTACAACAGATGCAGATGATGAAGAAGTGAACAAGACTATGGTTCAGATTTATGAAGCGTATATGAAAGAAGCAAACGAACAGATTTTCCATTTATACGCTCAATCCTCTACAAATTTAGTTGATGGACTTTATAAAGTTGTTGCAATTTTCTTAGGATTAGATGAATTTTATGAAGATCACATGATGCAATATTCAGTTTTAACTTGCATGATTAGCCTAATTATCAAATATCCTGAATTATTCAATGAGGTAGAAACAGTTTTTATCAAATAATTGATAAGGGGGATGATAAAAAGGATTCAGTAAAAAAAGCAAAGTCTTATGTTGCAGAACTAAATCTTTATTCAACCATGGCTCATTATGTCGGTAAAATTCTAAAAATACGCCCCAATGAGATATTAGACCATTGGGGTGTTTCTGAATTAGTTGTAGCCTTTGGGTACTACGCAAATCTACAAAGCGATAAAACATGGAATGAAATCAACGAGGCAAATAAAAATTCTGAAAAGAAAATACCTCAGATTGACAGATATGCGGTTCATTTCATTCAGAAAACAGATTTAGCGAAGGAGTCCGAAGATGTCAGTACGTGAAGTCGGTGCTAGGTTAGTCCTTGACATTAAGGATGCCGAAGCAAAGATAAAACAACTTGAAAAAGAGTTAAAAGATATCGAAAAGGCAAAGCTCAAATTTGATGCTAACACCAATGAATTAGAAAAAATTAAGGCAAGATTAGAAGAAATCAAAAAAGAAAAGGAAGCTTTGGAAAGGCAAAAACTTTCTTTAAAAGTTGATTTGGATAATCTAGCTAATTTAAAGAATCAATTATTGGATGTTAAAGATGATATTAGTGAGCTTAAAAAAGAGTTATTAGCCTTGAGTAATAAAAAACTTTCTATTGATATTGATTTAAAAGCAAATGCCAATGAAATTCATGATGTCATTAATGACATGACACTAGGTGAAAACGATAAAAACGACAAGCTTAAAGGATTATATAGTGCACGTGAAGCTCTCAAATACGATATGCGAGAGGTTGGCATTGAAATTGATGAAGTTCAAAAGAAAATTAACAATCTTAACAAAGAAAAAATCAAGATTGAAGCGAACATCAGTGAATTAAATGATGCTCAAAAATTGGTTGATGAGATTGATAATTCAATCGCAGATTTAGATAAAGAAAAAATAAAATTAGAAGCTGATTCTTCTAAGTTAGAAGATACAAACAGAAAACTAGATGAAACCATTGAAAAAGAGAATGATGTAAGAAGCACAAAAGCAGATATTGAGTCACAAGTTATCGGCTATCAAGATAGCTTGGATAAACTTAACAGACTTCAACAAGCTGCTAAAGCTTTGAAAACTGCTAGTAAGATTACATTTGATGTTGGAAATAAGATGTCAAATCTAGGCTCTAGTATGTTGAACATTGCCAAGAATTTCCAAAACAATCCAATAGGAGATATTGGACGATTCTTAGTACAAGGTGTTGGATATTCTAGTTTGTATAGATTGGTTTCAAGTACACAAAACGCAATTGGTGATGCACTTTCAAATGGTGTTAAAAGATACGACACAATCAACGTTGCTAAAAGAACATTATCCACTGTAGTAGGTGATGTAGACGATTCTACAACGAAAATCCAAAAGATGATTGATAACCTAGATGAAAGCATTTTGGGCCTACCAACAACTTTAGATGATGCTCTAAGCCATGTTACGAGATTTACTTCAATCAATCATGATTTAGACAGGTCTCAAAAACTATTCTCGGCAATTAATGATTCCATTTTGACATTCGGTGGTGATTCTGAGGGAGTAAACAATGCGGTTACTCAGTATTCTCAAATCATGGGTTCTAAAATGGATGCTCGTACATTGAGATCAATGGAAGATGCAGGTATGACACCAGCCTTAACTGCTATTGCAAAGAAATTTAATATGTCATTTGCAGAGTTTAGAGAAGCATTTACAGGTTCAAATCCAACTATTTCATTACAACAATTTGAAGATGCCTTAATTGAATTGGATGAAAAAGGCGGTGGTGGCCTAAATTCGTTGGCAACTATGGTTAAATCGTCTGTATCTACAATCTCAAATGCTTTTGACTTAATCCCTAAGAGATTTAGTAAAGCCGAAGAAAAGTGGTTAGGTGCATTAGATGAGGTTTCAACAGAATTGACGGGAGCTACAATCTACGGAAATATCTACAAACTTTCTCAAAAAGTTGAAGGCTTAGGAGATATAGGAGCGAACTTCATTAGAAGTCATAAAAAAGAGATTGGCGAAGGTATAGACTTCATTAAAACGAAGTTCTCTGAATTATGGAGTGTTTTAAAAACATTCAGTTTCAAAGATTTTGTTGGTGGATTTAAACAGGGATTAGATGATTTTAAAGGAGCAATTGATTTCTTCAAACCTCTTGTTGGTGATCTATATGATTTTGCAAAAGATAAAATCACTGAAATGGGAGACGGAAGCTTTTCTAAAGGGTTAGGACGTTTCGTATCAGACTACATCCAAATTGGTATTGGATTAAAGTACGCTGGTAAGTTAATGAAACTTGGAAGCGGTGGAATTAGTCTTTTAGGAGATTTAGTAAACGTTGCTTCAAAATTCAAAGGAAAGAGTTTCAATATTCCTTTCCTAGGAAAGCTAGGAAGTAAATTTAGTTATATTAAAGATGTATTCAATAGTTCAGATGAGATTGCTACTGCGACGAGTACTCCAAAAACTTTTGATGCAGAAGGATTTAAAAATAAATTATCTTCATTAGCTATCATAGCTGGTGGGGCAGGAACAATTATTCTTTATTGTAAAGCGATAAAGGAAATTGAAAAGAATGTTCCAAATGACGTTACAACATTGCCTTTACGATTAGTTAATTTGTTCTCGATTATGGGAGCTATGAGCGGATTAGGGGCAATAGATGCAGGATTATCAAAACTCCTAGGATATGAAAATGTTCTAACAGGAGTTGCGTTAATGCTAGGTCAAGGCGGAGCTTTATGGCTATTTGCAAAAGCTATGCAAGAGCTAGATAAGACTATGCCTGATGGTACTAGTGCTTTTGACGATAAATTGACTGGATTGGTTGAATCAATCGTATTAATGGCCACTATAACAGGTGGACAAGGTGCTTTAGGTATATATACAGGTGGAATCTCTACATTGGCCCAAGTGCTAGGGATGATAACAACAACAGGACTAGCTGGTACATTGATTGCTTGTGCTAAAGCTATGCAAGAAGTCGATAATAATGTTCCTTCAAATACAAAAGGTCTTAAAAAGAAAATCCAAGGAATTATGGATGTCATAGATATGTTTGAAGGCGGAGGGACATTGTCTTCTTGGTGGAGTCAAGTTATTAAAAGCTCTGAGTCTTTATGGAAGAATATGGAGACTTGGAATATTACTAGGATTCTAAAGAAACTTGTTACGATTGGAGAATCAATTTCAAAAGTGCAAGGAATGAGCATTGACAGTAGTTCTTTCAACGATCAATTCAAAGATATTCAAGAGGTAATCAAGAATATTAATGATTTTGAGTTCCGAACAGTCAGTACATCAAGTGCAACAAACATTGCAGATGCAAATAGTATCGTTAAGAACTATACAACAATGGCTTCTAGCCTTTCTAAAATGTCTAGTATCAACGGAAGTTCAATTAACGTTGATAATTGCACAAGCATTTTAAAGAATGTAGCTAGTGTTGTTCAAGAAATGAAAAAGATTGTATTCCCTGATGTTACAAAGAATATTAAATCCAATTTAAACGCTACAAATGCTCAAGAGTTCCTAGATACATTGAAGATTTTGGAACAGATTGTTCCTGAATTTGGAAACTTGCAAGCAACGATTACAAACAATCCTTTACCAAATGCAGAGGATATTAAAAAGACAATCACTAGTATTTCTCAAGCGATTGGATATATTTCTGTAGCTGGTGTTGGAACAGGAAAAGACAAGAATATGTTGTCTTACAACTTGAGACAAATGCCTGATTCTAAGCTATTTAATAACGCACTAAAGGCGATTACAACTTTAGGAGATATAATCCTTAAATTTGGCACTTTAAACGTATATTCAACTGATTTCGACTTTGAAACACTACAAGCAAATATTAAGAGTATTGGAAATGCAGTTAATGAAATGGCAACAAACAAAGGATTAACTGAAAATCTAGAGAATATGGACACAGTTAATAAGACTGTTTCTAAGTTGAAAAAAACGTGTGAAAGCTTAAATTCTATAGTTGGATTAAATCTAGACTTTGTTAAGGTTGGAGAAGTCACAACAGGTATTCAAACATTCCTAAACAATGTTAAAGGATTGAAAGTTGGAGAAGCTACTACAGATGTTGTTACAGAAGTAAACTCAATTGTTACTTCATTCCAAAATATGTCCACAACTTTATCAAATATGAAATCAGAATTTAATACCTCTGGTACAGATATGGCCAATGGAATTATTGAAGGTTTCAAAAGCATTGATATTGAAGGCTCATTTGGTACTAAGATTGATAATGCTAAAGCTTCATTGAAGAAGAAAAGCTTCAAATCAGTAGGTAAGAAGTTTGGAAAAGATGTTGTAAGTGGATTCAGTGAAGGTATCTCAAATATGTCTAGTTCAATCTCTAATCAGATTACTATGATGTATGGATATTCAACACGATTCACAGATTTAGGACAATACTTAGGAAGTGCGTTTAAAAATGCGTTCAACAATCAGTCAGGAAATATTAATACAGGTGGCACAACAACTCCTACAGTAAACAGAGGAAATGAATCTAAAGGAAACAATATGAAGTTTGCTAAAGGTGGCCCAGTTTACTTAAAACGAGGTGGACAACCTATTGTTATGAAACCTAGTGGAACAGATACAGTACCAGCTATGTTGACTCCTGGTGAGTATGTAATGAAACGTAGTGCAGTTAAGAACGCAGGTAAAAGCTTCATGGACAAAGTAAATAACATGGATTTGAAAGGTGCGTTTAAAGAATTGTCTACTAGATATGGTTCTCAAGTTGGAAGTGTTGTTAATAATAATGTGACTATCAACAACAATGATAATCGTGTTACGAATAACAGTATCGCTTTCAACGAAGGAAACGAAAGAAGGCAGGCTATCAAAGTAGGTAGATGCTTGAGAGGTTTGGCATAATGACTTGTTATAACTTAAACCCATTAAAAACATACGTTCAGTTCAACGATCTTGTAATAGACAGTGCGGAGGAGATTTCCTCTGCATCTCTAAAGCAAGATACAAAGACTGCAACGCAAGAATATAGTTACGGACATGGTAGTTATGTTGCTTTCCAAAAGAATCAACAGTTTCTTACAGAAGGTGACTTGTCCTTAACATTGAATTTTAATTATGAACATTTTCATGATGAAGATAGAAGATTCATACGTGACTATTTCAATTTGAATTTGCTTAAACCTGGAAGGTTATGGGCAATTCAAGATAACAAATTGATTTGGGCATGGGCCTATGTCACAGGATTTAGTGAAGATTACAAAAAATACCAAGGTTATCTATCAATGGATATTGATTTTAAACTTTGGGAAGGTGTATGGCATATCGCAGACACAAAGAAAACATTCTTAGTTCCTTATTCTGTATGCAATATCCTAGATTGTGATGATTTCAGAGATGCTCAAGAGTGCTTATCGTGTTGCGTTACTTGCCCTCCTGATATGGAAACTTGCAATTCGTGTTTATGCGATTGTGGAGACATCACAGAGGAAACATCCTTATGTGTAATGGGAACTAAAGCATTGGAAGATTTTATGAATTGTGGCAATTCATACAAGATTGTCTACGATTGCATCAAAGGTGAACAGATTTTCGGTGATGATTTAATCAAAAATAAAATCTGTAAAAAAGATTATTGTGTTGAGTCAATTGCTGGAAGATTCTACAGTGGAACAGTATTAGATACTGATAAAGTCAAATTGATTCTAGATGGTAAATTCCAAAACCCTGAAATTGAAATCAACGGAAACAAAATGATGATTTTAGGTGAATATGATGGAATTTTAACACTTGATTCAAGTTGGAACTTATACTTTACTGCGGATGGATGTTGTTCATCAGAGGAAGTAGATTTAGATAATCTAGTTATTGAAGATGAATTTGGATTCACAGTACATCACGGAATGAATAGATTAGTTGTCACAGGCTCATGTTGTAAGATGGCTTGTGTATATATAGATGTTGATGAACTTACAAATTAAGGAGGCTTGCAGTGGCAAATGTAAAAAGTTATTGCACTGCTTGTGGAAAGTTAAAAGATAGCAGTGCAGAGTTTATCCAAAATGGTGTTACAGATTCAATCTGTACATCTTTAGGAAACGATACAGGCTTAAATCCTGAAAATGGCAATAATACGTGTACAGACATGGAAAATGCCAACGATTGCCTTACAAAAGGATTGTATGACATCATAGATGGATTTGATTTGTGTGATTGGAAATTATTCATGAGTCAATATGCTAACAATGATTACAACATGAAAGCAGCTATGATTTGTTGGATGTGTGGATTGCAAGACCAGTTGTATAATCTTCAACTTCAAAATTTGGCAATCGAAACACAATATACTATTCAACAGTCAACACCTGGATTAAGTGTTGCAATTGATAGACAAGGTAATTTCAGATTCAATTATTCAGATTGGATTCATACAAGTGGATATACGAAAGTAGCGGACGGAGTTATTACGGGAAAAGTTGATTTCTGTATGAAACCTAACAAAGATAAGAGTGCTACATACAAATTCAATAGCGTTACATTGAAACACTACTCTTATAAAATGACTGGAGTTTCAGCTGGTTCAGCTCCTACTATTTCGATTCGTGTTCCTAATAGGAATGGGTCATTGGTATATCAGAAAATCACAAATGCTTCATTTGAAGAAGATATTAACAAAACAGTTGAATTAAGCATGAGTGGAACAGTAAAAGCTGGAGAAACAACAAATTGGTTGCAATTCCTTTCTATTTATGTTGATTGGGTAGAAGATGATGAAATATCTCTACACACTCGTTTTGTAAATGATAACAAGGTGAATTTTGTTATCTGTAGAGATTAGGAGGTACACATAAATGAATAAAGATGTTTGTTCTGCTTGCGATTCTTTAAAAGCTACAAGCAGTAATTTCATTCAAAAAGGTGTAACAGATACTATTTGTGCAAATCTTAAAGCAAACCAAGGATTTGAAAATAAGGGCCACAATAACTGTACAGATATGCATGATATGAACGATTGTCTACTAGGCGGATTGTTAGAAAAGATTGATACAATTGATGTTTGCGATACAAAAGAAGCTATCAAAGATTTGGAAAAGAATTTAATCAGTATCATTGATGTAATGATTTGTTCTGATTGCGGCCAATGGGAAGAAATCGATAAACTATGGGCAGAAATCCAAAAGCTTTGGAATGCTATCAGGGATTTACAAGGCAAAGTTGGAAAGCTTGAAGGTAGCGTTGGAGATATGTACAGTGCGGTTGAAAAGATTCTTATTAACCTTAAAAACAGTGGTGCATGGAAACAAACGGGAGATACTGTATTTCAAGGAAAATTCAATGACGGAAGAAGCATTGCAACAGGTAATATCAATATCTTTGGTGGTACTCCTGACGGAAACTCATATATCCGTACTAATAATGGAAGTTCTGAGAATGATTTGGCTGGTGGTGTTTAATGGCATGGCAAAACTTTCATGGAGCTTACGATAACACAGGGCCATACGCAAACGTAGTATTAGGTGGAAATCCAGGTGATACAGCAGACTTTGGATTCCCACTTGCTATTGCCCATTCTAAAGGCTATGGAAAAGGTATCAACTTTTCAGATGATGGAAACTATGGTGTTACGTTCACATTAGATTTAGTTGGATATGGTGTAACGGATGCTGGTCAATATACAGGAAACGGAAAGTATGTACAGTATGGTGGAAGATACAACTATATTTTGATTATTAGCGTTTCTAACAACAATAAAGCATCATGGAGAGAGATTTACAATCAAGTAATATTCTCTCATGCCGATACATGGCCATTAGCTTATTCATCAGGTTGGGAAACAGTAGCACAAAATAGTCAATGGAGTGGTAAGCTACAACTTCCAACAGATACAACACACGTTAAAGTTGAGTTAAGAGGTGAAGATGCTACATTCCCTTACGAGAATATATATTCAATTCAACAGGTTATCCCTGATTTCAGACCATGGGCAGTAAGAAAAGGCGGTATATTCTATTCTTTGGATAGAGCTACAGGATGGTTTAAAAAGAGAGTTAAAGACTCTTGGGTTACTATTGGCAAATACAGTGCAGATAAAGCAAATAAAGAAAATCAAGGGTCAAGTAGAATTAGAAAAAATGGTAAATGGGTAGGACAAGGCAAAATTGGTAGTTAGGAGTAAATATGATTCCTTACTTTGAAATATTAGAATTTGGAAAAGTTAAGAAAAGATTCAGAGAAGCTTTAAGCACAATAAGTTTTTCAAATGAGTTGATGACAGTACCTGAAATGCAAATCACAATTCCTAACGAATACTACGATTTAATCTCAGGAAGAAAAGAAATGCGAGTAATTATGGATTGTGGAGTTTTCTACGGAATGATTACCGACTACAAACCCTCTGTAAGTGGTTTAAACATATCTCTAATGCACATAATTAACGAATGGACATATAGACAAGTCCCAACGAATTATGCGGTTAAAAATGCTCTTATAAAGAACGTATATGAAAGTGAAGATATGTATTATTCGACTCAGTGGAAGATGAATTTTGAAACTGAGATTGATAACGAAAAGATTGACTACGTCTATTCTAGACAATCTAAATTAGATGCACTTACTAAAACTTGCGAATTGACACCATCCGTTTATTGGAGAGTTCCTTTTACAAATGATAAGCAAGTTGAAGTTGGATATTTTGGAAAGAAACAACCAGTTATGCTTTCCAATAAGCCAACATTAGGAAGAAACTACAGAATCATTGGTGAGCCAACAATGGAAACCGATTTTTCAGATGTTATCAACCTTGCTACAGTTTATGCTAATAAATCTGATAGCGGTATGTCATCTTTATCATTGAGAGAAGTATATAACGATAAAAGCTTGCAGAACCCTAAATTCCCTGTAGTTATTTTGAGATCAAACATAAATAACGAGCGTGATTATGAATATGTAGACTTTCCTAAATTAGCTCCTAACAATCAATTGGAGTACTCGATTATTGATACAGAGTCAGTTGGATATGAAAGTGGTGTATTCATTGAAGGAACATTTGCTTTTGATGATTTATCACCATTCAGTCTAGAGGACATGACAAAAGATTCTAAGGATTATAAATGGGTCATTCCTAAAGAACAGAGATATTTAACTGATACAGAGGAAATAAACAATGCTAAAGCTTTATGGCACTCTTTAAAAGACATTTGGAGTAAATCTGCTATTGCAGCTTTATGTGGTTCGTGTCATGTTGAGTCAACATTAAATCCTAACTTGTATCAAATGGGTGATGTTCCTGATTCTCAAAAAGGATTTGGATTAGTTCAGTGGACTCCATACACACGAATTACCAATTGGCTGGGCTCTCATGGATATTCAAGCTACACAATGTATGGAAAAGGGGAAGTAGCTAAGTTGATTGAAGAATGGTCAACAAATGCTACAAATGGCCCTTGGATTCCTACTTCTTCATATAACATAACATTCCAACAATGGTCACACATGGAAGCCGACATGAATTACATGGTAATGGCTTTTATGGCAGATTATGAGCGTGGAGATACATCTATTGATTTACAGTATCAAAAGCGTATTGAATTTGCTCAACGTATTTATGGTTTGATTCCTGAGTGGGAACAAGATGATAACGGAACTACAACCGATACAGATAAAACACAATCTCGTCCTTGGAACGCTCAGAATTTTATCAATACATGGAATGGTCAATCTATAGACATGGATGGTGTGCCAATTGAACAACCATATCAATGTGTAGATGCATGGAAGAAAGCGTTGCAAACATTAAATTATCCCAACCCTACTAGAGCTATTGGCGGTGATGGATATGCAGATTACATTTGGTATAACAGAGATGAATTAGGTTATTCTCAATACTTTGATTATGTTAGTACACCTCAATTTGGTGATTGGTGCATATTTGGTAGAGGTGGTGACACACCTGCATCACACGTTGCAATGTACGTTTCAGATGCTGGCAATGGTAGAGCAAATTTCTTTGGCCAAAACCAACCTTATCCATATTGCAATACAACAACAATCAGTACATCAAATATCATTGGTATTTTCAGAGTAAAGAGTGTTTATGTACAACAAAGCATTGACCCTGAGTCTACAAATGGAACAACTATCATTACTGATAACGATAGAATATATGCGGCCAAGGTTGTATATGATTGTGCCTGTAGAAAACTAATTAATGCAAGAAGAAAGTTTGTTATCAATACTTCTTGTGAAGCATTACCTAAAGAAGTAAACGTAGGTGATAGAATCAGATTTATTTATGATCTCAATTTATTGCAATTAGGAAGTTGCAATAGATACATGAAACGTATTCTAAAACAAGATGATTGGTTCTATATCACAAGCCTACAAAGAGAAATAGATAAAACAGGAATTGAAATAGATACATTGACACTAGAGAAATTCCTTAGAACAGATAGAGACGGAAAGAGTGAGTAGTTATGGATATTAGTAAGGCGATAAATATATTAGCTGATAGTGTCTATGATTTGAAAGAAAAAGGAAGATACAATTCCATTCAACGTAGAAACCATACAGTTGACTTTTATGGGTATGAGTTTCCTAGATGGGGATGCTCAAGTTCTAAACCAGCGGTAATAGGAATGTCAATTTCTCAGGATTTGATTTATTATGAGCGTTTTGAGTTTAAACTAGTAATAGATAATTCTACTGCTACAAACTTTAATATAGAGATTGAAGGAATCGACATGACACCATATTTCAAGCAGCAATTCAACGGAGCGTGGATTACGGGCAATGGACTATGGCCTGGGCAATACTCTAATTTTGATGTTCTTAAAGCTTGTGGGTATCTTTCTGAAACCGAGAGAAATAGAATACTAGACCCAGGATATAAAACAATCAAAGTAACAGGAAATGGTAATTTTGATTGTACGTTAGTTAATTATCTTAAATATAGTCATGTAAACAGATAAGAGGTATCTATGAATAGATATGAACAAAGGATTGAAAACCTATCAAATCATGTAAAACAAAACCCTAGAGATTGGCAGTCTGCCATATCGCTATTGAAATTGAACAGTCAACAAATTGACTTTAAAAGAAAACAAAAACAACAGTCTGCTAGATTATCTATCAAAGCATACAAAAAGGAGGTTGTGTAGATGGAAAACAAATATAGCACTTCGGGAATTGGAGAAGATATTATCCGTAGTTTTACACAAATTGCAAGTGCAGAACTACACGCTAAAACCTTATTAGAAAAACGTATTTCTGAGGTTGAAAATGGATTAATTAGTGAAGAAGAAATTCCTGATAATTTAGAAAAGATTGAAGCACTAAAGGATGAAATTGATGATTATGCCAACATCAGACGGTCTCAAATGCTTTATCTATACAATTCTTTCGGTGGCAAAGGGGATAGAGAACAGTGGTGTTTAGTTAAACATTTAAGTATGGCTATGTACACTGCATTTGAAGCATATCAAGCTTCGGATAGAGACCCCGAATTATTGAATATTGCTTTGGAGATTAACAAGAAGTTTATTGAAACTTGTACAAAATTCTTAGGTGTAGAAATTACTTCTTGTGCATCTTGTTTTGCAGACATTATGAAAGCTGGAGGAAAATAATATGCAACCTGTAGTATGTAATAAAGATATGGCGGTAGTATTTCCTTTAAAAGACGGTGATTGTCAATTTTGGCTAGAAATAGTTGATTCTGTAGATGATATTACAAATCCAAGTAGAGACCATGCGTATGTTGATTCAAAAGGATTGTTCTATATCTACAATGGAAAAGAAATTCAAGTAATCAATGACCATGCGAATCTGAAAATCAAATGGGGAAATATGATTGGTGATATTTCTAATCAATTGGATTTAATGGCAATTCTAAATCAATTCGTAAAGACAATTTCTGTAAACGGAACAAACATTGCCAAAGACAACGACAAAAACATTGCTATTCAAGTTCCTATCACAACTATTAAATTAGATGGAAATACAATTAGTCCTGTTGATTATATTGTAAATCTAGATTTAGCTAGTGTTTATGCAAAGAAAACTGAAATTCCTAAAAATGTATCTGAGCTTCAAAATGATGCTGGATATATTAAACAAGAAGTTGTAGATCAATTAGTTCCTATCAAAACAATCAAGGTTAATGACGTAACAATACAACCTGATGAAAACCATGCAGTAAATATCGAATCAATTCGTTATAAAGTTGGAACTGCTGACCCAAACACAACAAATTGCCCTAATGGATATTTCTACTTTCAGATAGGAGACTAATCCATGGCTTATGTAGGTGGAGGATGGGCATTACTTGGAAATCATCAAATTTGGTCATATAGTGGAAGATGTAATATGTATTTCCAAGTTTACGCATGGAGCGAACAAGATGTCATAAACAATAGGTCTACAGTACATACAAGAACTAGGATTTTAGTTGAAAATAAGAACCCAAGCTATTCAGGTTATCATGTTGAACAAGATTGGTCTGCTGGAGTTACAGGAGCACCAAATTATAGTGCTCATGCAACATTTTCAGATGGTGGAGCTGGTACAAGCAAGGAATATATTCTACAAAATGGTTCGTTTACTGTTAACCATGATTCTAATGGTAATGCATCAAGCAAAATACATTATTGGTTTAATGGAACATATACAGGAGCTATAGGAAGCCCTACAAACACAAATGTAGTAGACATCTCACTTCCTAAAATTGATAGAACAGCAAACATGGCAACAATAAGCAATGTTGGAAGTACATACAATACAATGTGCTGCACAATTTCGGTTCCGTTTGAGTCCGTAGAGAATCAATGGAGTAGAGATGGCAGTAATTGGACAACGTGGAATAAATCAATAAAAGCAGATACTCCTTTTGTAGATACATGGACAGGATTAAACCCTAATACGACTTACACTTTCTATTATCGTTTCAAAAGAAAATATAACGGAGTTTGGAGTGAAGAAGTCAGTTTTACTGCGACAACTAAATATCCTAATGCTCCTTCAAAAGGAAGTGTTTCTTTAAGCTCGGTAACGTCAAATTCTGCAAAAGTTAGTTGGAGCGGATTCTCATTAGGAGACATGGCCACTGATTATTCTTATCAAACATCTAATGATGAAAAAAAATGGACAAACCGAGGGAAAGAAACGATCTTGACACTTGGTAATTTAAAGCCAAATACAAACTATAAATTCTATGTAAGAATGGTCGATAACTATGGTCAACCTTCGTTAGCAGCTAGTACATCATTTACAACATTGAACCCTGAAAAACCAAATGTAGGTGGTATTGAATGCACACGGTTAACACCGCTTGGCGGTATGTTTTCTTGGTATGGATTCTCTGTAAATGAAGGAGCTACAATAGATTACTACGAATATTCGCTAGACAATTCAAATTGGATTAATGTTGGAACTGATACGCAAATTAATTTAGACAATTTAATCCCTGAAACAAGTTATACATTATACGTTCGTATTGTTGATAACTTCGGCTCTAAATCAGATAGTGCTACATTCAGTTTTAAAACATTAGTTGACCAATTGAAGATTGCGTACAATACAAATTTGTATCAAACAGAAATTCTAACTAAAGACGGAGTAGACATCTTAGCTAAGAATGGAGATAACTTGATTGTTGATACAAGAAAAGAGAGATTAAGGACTGCCAAGGTTTTCTACAACGAAAATGGAGTAATAAAGAAAGTAAAAGCAGCTTACTACAACAAAAAAGGTAATATTCAACACTATAAAAACTATGGCAGTTAGGGGGTATATAAATGGGTGTTAGAATTGCAGAATTGCCTTCAAGCAAAGGCATTTCAAAAACAGATTTAATTATCGTACAAGATAATGAAGCTACCAAACAAGGTACAATCCAACAATTAGATGATTCTTTAGGTGTAAGTAGGCTTAAAGAAGAATTTGAAGCATTGGGATTATCTGTAGACGAAGAAGGATATATTGTTCAGGAGGTACAAGAATAATGGCAAAACACAGAATTTTAACAGATGAAACAGGAGAAAAAATTGTAAAAGCATTGAATATCATTGCTCAAAATGGAATTTCACATCAATCAATGGATTGGCAGAAAGTAAGAACATTAATTGCAAACGGAGTCGGTGAAAGTGCGTTTGCAATTGGTACGCAGTTAATTGAAAAATGGACAGATACAGCTGATTCAAAAGAGTACGATATGCCATGGCAAGTAAATCACTTTGAAGATGTAACTTTAGAGGACGGAGAAGTAGTCCCTGGAATGTGGTTACAAACGCACTATACTTTGCCTTTTGGTATTCAATTTTCGCATCAGAGAGCGTTTCTGGCGTGTCCTGATGGACTTAGTGCTGGTACTTACAATTTTGATTTTGCGAAAGCATGGGGAAATAATGTTAAACCAGGAATCAATTACCAATTCACATTGACAAATCCTGTAGAAAGAGGTGGTAGATTAGCTGGATGCTATGGAGCACCCGACCAAGCACCATCTAATTGGAAAGTTTATTCATATGGAAAAGATGGAATTACATTAAATGAAACAGTCAATGTTACTGTTGGTAGTGGTGGAACAAATCTAGGAACAATCCAACATGATAGTAGAAGTGGAAATTTAAACTCTGTGCAAGAAATGGCATATGGATGGAACAGATGGAAAACATCTGCTTTAAGACAGTATTTGAACTCAAGTAAACCAAAAGGGCAATGGTGGACTCCTCAAGACCAATGGGATATTTGCCCTGACCAATTAGTTTCTAAAGACGGATTCCTTTGTGGTATGCCTGAGGAAATGCTAAATTGCTTAAAAAAAGTAAAGGTAGTTACTTATGCTAATACTGTTAATGACGAAGGTGCAGAGGATATTACATATGATTATGTTACGTTACCTTCATTATCTCAAATGTTTATTAAGCCACAAACGAGCGGAGAAGGTGATGTTCACACCTATTGGAAAAGAAGAAGCGGACGTACAACACCTTGTGAATGGTGGACAGATTATCCAAATATGATTGAGTATTCCATTGCTAACAAAACATCACCTCAGTACGTCCGTTTGCGTTCAGCCTACCAAGGCTATGCTTGTAATTCCTGTGAGTGTGTACACTAGTGGCCATGTCTACTACTACTACGCTTCTTTTGCGTTTACGTTCGCCCCGCTTGTTTGTATCGCATAAATCTAAAATCTGGGCAGACAACGTACTGCCCCATGCAATGAAAGGAATTATTAAATGGCAACGAATATAAATGAAAGAAATGTACCTGATACACCAACAAATAAAATGTTGGATTGTTTGTGGGAAGCTAGAAACTTGTCTTTATATACTGTAAAGATTTGTTCAAACACAAATAATTTTCCACCTGAATATTATCAGACAATGACGGGTGACATAATTAAGAAGGCAAAAGATATATACAGGCTAGGAAAAAGAGCAAATGCAATATATGTTCAAGGTAAAACAGGACATGAAAGATGGGAAGAACGCAGTAGATACCAACGTGAAGCCATTTTCCTTTGCGTAGATTTATTATCTGATATAGATGTGGCAAAAACATTATTTAATATTCGTGGAAAACGAGTTAAATATTGGACTAAGCAAGTAGTAACGGTAAAGAGAATGTATATCGCATGGCACAATGCAGATAAAGAACGATATGCAAAATATATCAATTAGTATTTATTAATAATTACTAATACATACGGGATGTAGGTTGATTCTCAGAACGTCCGTTTGCGTTCAGCCAACCAAGGCAATGCTTGTAATACTTGGAATGTGAACACTAGTGGCAATGTCAACAACAACAACGCTTCTAATGCGAATACGTTCGCCCCGATTGTTTATCAATTTAAACTATATGGTCAACCTTAGATGTTGATACGATTTGATATGTGTAAACAAGGAACCTCATCCCTGCTCATTAGAGCGAACAATACCGCAGAATATACATAAATCAGTGTATTTTGCCACCGATGTTAGAGCCTCTGAAAAAAGATGGTAGCTAACTATGACGGAAGGAAACTATTATTTTGGAAATAAAAGAATATATTACAGACTACGATCAATTGTTTGATTCAATGTTGAAATGTAAGAAAAATGTATCTTGGAAACCTAGCGTTAAATCATTTGTGTTAAATGGTGTAGAAAATTGTTTGAAGATGGAAGAACAATTGCAAAATGATACATGGATAAACAGAAAACCTAAACCGATTATTGTTACATATCCAAAAAGAAGGGAATGTTTAAGTATTCCTTTTAGGGATAGAGTTTATCAACGTAGTATTAACGATAATTCATTATATCCTCAAACAACAAAGCACTTTGTCTATACAAATATAGCTTGTCAAAAGTTCAAAGGAACAAAGAAAGCTATGGAAGTAATGAGACAATATCTTCATAGATATTACATCAACAACAAAACAAATGTAGGCTATGTTGTATGGATAGATATACATGGATATTATCAAAATATGAGACATAAAGATGTCAACGAATGTTTTTATAAGATGTGCGATTCAGATACTGCTAGTATGTCTAAAGATGTGTTAGATACACAATATTCAGGAGATATTGGATATAATCCAGGTTCTCAAATGGTTCAGATTGCTGGCATAAGCTTATTGAATGAATTAGACCATTTCATCAAAGAAAAACTACATTGCAAAAGTTTCATAAGATATATGGATGATTCCTATTTGATTACAAATAACAAAGAAAAAGCTAAACAATGGAAGAAAATAGTTTGTGATAAGTTAATCGAATTAGGGTTTGAACCTAACCCAAAGAAAGCCAAGGTTCTAAGAATAGATAAAGGATTTATGTTTCTTGGATTTAAAGCTACATTATCAAAAACGGGCAAGGTTTATTACAACCTAAGTTCAGAAAATATAAAACATGAAAGGCGAAAATTAAAGAAACAAGTCATTAAAGCTAAGAAAGGTGAAATGACAAAAGAAGAAATTGATGCAAGCCTTCATAGTTGGAAATCACACGCAGAATTAGGAAATACGTACAAGTTATTGCAAAGAATAGATGCGTATTATGCTAATCTATGGAAGGAGATAAAAGTATGATTATCAAACAATTAGATGTTTCTATCGAAAAACAAGCTCAAGAAGAATATCAAGCTTCACAAGTTCAATCTACAAAAGACGAATTGGCAAATCAAAAGTTTTTAACGGAATACGTTGCTTGTATGGCAGGTATCGAATTACCTGTTGACGAAGAAGAAACGGAGGAAATGACTCATGTACAGGATTTTGAATAATCAGAAAAGCAGAGTGATTGATGGAAAATATAGTAAAGATAATTATATTTTCTTAGTTGAACAAGCTTATAAGAAAAATAAAATCACTAAAGCAGAATATCAAGAGTTGATTGATTTTGAGTAATTTCGAGTATATTCAATATTTATTAGATATTATTGATAAGCAAAATAAAATCATAAAAGAACAGAATGAGATTCTATATATGAATGGAATTGATTTTTTGGACAAAGAGAAAGGGCGATAATGTACGTCCTTTTCTTTTCATTATATAATTTATATGCCATAAAACAGTACCTCAGAAAATATGAGAGAGATGAAATATTTTTGGAGGTGTAAATTTATGAATATGCAAGATTTTTTAGCTTTATTACAGACTGCTGCTACTTTAGTTTGTGGTGGATTAGCTTTATATTTAAAATTCAGTACGAAAGCTAAAACTAAAGCAAAAGAAATTCAAGAAGTGATTGCTAAAATTACTGCCCAAGCAGTGGTATACATTAAAGAAGCAGAGGACAACTACAAAGATACAACTAATGCAGGTGGAAAGAAGTTTGAAGAAGTTGTCGGTAAACTTTATGATATCGTACCTGATGCATTGCATGGAATTATAACAAAAGAAATGATTAGTGAAATTGTTCAAAGTACTTTTGATGAAATTGAAGAATACGTTAAGATTCAATTAGATAATGGAATTGATAAAATCAACGTAAAAGGTGACTAATGGGAAAAGTTATCACTATTGATCTAGAATATGTTTTATGGCTTTTTGGTTTCATTGCTTCCGCTTGGGGAGTAGTTAAAATCATTAAAGAAGTAAAGAAACCTAATGACGATTTAAAAGAAACCGTTAGAAAACATGAAGAATGGCTAGTAAGAGACAATGATAGAATAAAATCAATTGAAAGTTTAGTTATCACGCAAGAAGGGATTAAGAAAGAATTGAATGAACATTCTAGAAGGCTAGGAGAACATGAAGAAAGATTAGAAGAAGATAAGCAACGTGGTAATTTGACATTAAAAGCAAATATCGCAATCATCAACAATATGCTTTCTGAAAACGACAAAGATAAACTCCAAGAAACTAGAGATGAGATTCAAAACTTTTTACTAGATAAAAATTAGGAGGTTAAAGAATGGGAACTCCACAAGAGTTTTATAACTATGCTCTCAATAAGGTTTTTAACAACAGAGGGCAAATAATGAACATTAATTATGTTCAAAGTGGTGAACCATATGGTGGACAATGCGTTTCATTGATTCAAGGATTGATGGCATGGGGAGGAAAGCCATGTGTTCCTCGTGGACACGCTCGTGATTGGTGGTTTAACAGAGCAAGCAATGGTGTGTTAAGTTATTTTGATGTTGTTACAGGTTCTCCCCAAAATGGCGACGTGGGAGTTTCTGTAGGCGGTGATGCTAGATACGGGCATATATTTATCTATTGGGAAGGTAGAGCACTCTCTCAGAACGTTTTAGGCAACCCTAAAGCCATGTTATGGCCACTGAATTATCAAGGAGCTATTTGGGGATATTTAAGACCTAAATTCTATACTAACGCTTCTACATATGATGCTTCTCAATTGATTAAAGAGAATGGAATGGCCACATTTGAAAATGATACTGCTATCGTTATTCATAGAGATACTCCAACAGGTGCTTCTTATGGAACATTTGTAAAGGGTGAAAAACAAGTCTATACAGAAAAATGGGTAGGACTTGGACATAGATGGATTTCATGGATTCATACTAATGGAGTTAGATGTTTTGCAGCAGTAAGCGGTAGTGAATCATATGGTGTTGAACCGTGGGCAACAATCAGTGCTCCTGAAACAAAAGATATTGAATTAACTCAGGAAGATGGAATTGCTGAATTTATTGTTGATGGTGTGCATAAACACTACGACAATCCAAGTGGAGAAATTTTCGGTCAATGTAATTCAGGAGACAAGATTCGCTATTATTGGAAGTGCGTTACAAATGGACATAGATATGTTGTTGGAAAAGAAGGAGACAGAAAGTTCTTTGTTGCAGTGTCTGCTACAGAGGATAGAAGTCAAATGTGGGCGAAATTTAGTGCTCCTGATACAAATACTAAGGAAGATACAAAAGAGCCTTCTAAGCCTTCTACAGAGCCTTCTAAACCAACTACAACAGATTACACTAAGAATGTTAAGGGATATGGAATTGATGTTTCGCAATGGAATAGTTCAGACATTGATTTATCAAAATATGACTTTGTTATCTTGCGTGCTTCATATGGAGAATACACCGATAAGAAATTTGAATACTTCGCAGACAAATGTGAACAGTTAAAGATTCCTTATGGTGTTTACTGCTATGATTATGCGTTAGATGATAGTCAAGCTAGAGCGGAAGCAGAGTATGTATATAATCTAATCAAAGACAGAAATGTTCAATTAGGTGTATGGTTTGATATGGAGGACGCAGATAATTACAAGAAGAAAGCTGGTGTCTTAACAAAAGAAAGATGTTCTTTCTCATGTAAAGTGTTCTGCGACTATATGAGTGCAAAAGGATATTATACAGGTGTTTATACTAGTACTAGTTGGATAGGAACATTTGTAGAAACAACGTATCCTATTTGGATTGCAAATTGGGGTACGAATGATGGTAATATTCAATCAGACCAATCTGGTGTAGGTGTTATTCATCAGTATGCAGCTAATCCAATCGACAAAGATATAATCTTCCACGATATTGATTTTTATAAGTCAAATCCTAAGAAAGATGAATCAACAGACGATAAAAAGGACGAAAATGGTTCAGAAAATAAAAAAGATGAACCAAATACAGATTCTAAAGACGACTCTAAAGATGATAGTGGAAACAAAATCAATGTAACAGGAATCAATAAATTGATTGAACTGTTGCTAAAGATTGTTGAAAAAATCGCTAATCTGTTTAAATAATTGTACATAATGTAAGAAATGCGACATGAAACGCTTGATTTTGCACAAAATCTGCAAAAACTACGTTTATATGTCGTAAACTATCGTGCACGAAAAATATAATTGGTGGAAATGGAAACCGTGTTGCTCTTTAAATATCACGCAAGCTCGAGGTGGCCAATTATAAAATAGCTCGTCTACTAGTGTAGAAGGAGTACCTTAGACCGTATGATGTTTGTACGGTCTTTGCTTTTTATGTTAAAATATATACACATAGATTAGTAGAGTGCACAATACGACCAATACCTTAATATGGTATAATATCTATGCTTAGGGGAATACAATCGTATTCTTCTTTTTTTTCATAAAAACATTTGTGTTCATGATATAATCATGTTGCTAGGAAAAGTAGAGCGATAAAGTCCTAAGCTCTCTTTGGTGTAGTGCAAATTGCAGACGTGTAATTTAATCTTAACATTTCTCTTTGTGGCACTAGCAAAAACAACTACAAAATGTGACAATTGCTAAAAGCTCCCCCTTTTTGTAAATGTCACAAAAACGATTCCATACCTAACAAATCCAGGTATGGTTTTTGTTTTTTTAACAAATCTTAAAATTTATATGCTATATTATTGATGTGTTCTTCATAGATGGACACAACCCTTTCTAAGATAACTTTATGCAAAAGAGTCTCCTTACCAAGCGGGAGGCTTTTTTGTTTATATATTGTTTTGGCATAATGGCATAAAGCACGTGGCATAACGTATGGAATATTTTTTTAGATTCAATGGAATAAAAAGTAGCCAAAAATGATAAAATATGAGAACATAAAATAAACTAGATGAATAAAAAATAAAGAAAAATAAAGAGCTAGAAACTTACAAATATCATCCAGCAAAAAGAAAAAATTATTCGTAATAAGGGGTGTGAAGCTTTACTTGAAATTGTCAACTCGCAAATCATGTTGTATGAAATCGATCAATT